TCGACATCGACCTAGCATTCGTGCGCGAAGTCAATGCACAGATGTCAGGCGGCACGATGCCCAACTTCTCAGATCTTTCCCAGGGACTAACGATCTTTGACCATGAAGTTGATACTGTATGGGGCTGGATTCCTTACATGCGATGCTTCAACACGGATTCCGCGTCTGGTGCACAGTATTATCTCGATATTGACCGCGCTGTCTGGCATGATGCCTATGGGTCACTGGGTCCTGTTGATTTTGGCCAAACGCACCAAACACTGCTGTTGACCCTGCCCCGGGATCATGCGGTACTGATCTTGCCCAGGGCCGTGTTGCGACACGGTGAGCAGAGCCTGTATTTAGACATGGGACACTGGGGACCGTGCCAGCGACCCTGCATCGTAAATCGCAGCCAGGCTCGTCTTCGCATTACCCATGACTTCGTCAACGGCGATATTGACTACCAACTGGTATGATGTTAGATACACACCGCACAAGGATTACTCGACATGTTTGACTACCTCAAGAAACGATTCCGCAAGAAAAAGCCACAGGCCACTGAACCCAAGGCGCCGCCCAAGAAAACCAACAAGGAGTTGGCCACTGAGCGTGGCGAACCCTGGGTAGAGATCATCAGCATTGACATCGACCCCAACAACCTGCATCAGGGCAGCTTCGAACTGGATTGGAACGAGATCTTCGTGGCTCGTTTGGTCAAGGCCGGATACATGGCCACGCCACAGGACACTGATGCTGTGATCGTGGATCGCTGGTTCCAGAACGTGTGTCGGCATGTGGTGATGGAAACCTGGGAACAGGAACAGGCCATCAAGAACTCCGGTATCTATGTGCAGACCCGGGACATCGGCGATGGCAGAAGCGAAGTTTCATGAGTTCGAAGTAGACATGACGTTTTACATGGCCGTGAATCGAGTGCGTCAGATCATGGGCCATGAGACCTATTGGCTACACAACCAAGTTGGTGGTCAAGGCTGGGCAGTGTACAACTGCGGACCCCGCATCGTGGTACGAGTACAAGACTCCGAAACAGCCACTTATCTGAGACTAAAACTATGATATTCAATCACATCAAAGAACTCAAAGCACAGGGCAAGCGTGTGGGCATCACGTTTTCGACCTTTGACATGCTGCATGCTGGTCACATCGCCATGCTCAGCGAAGCCCGGAACCACTGCGATTATCTCATCGCGGGACTGCAGACCGATCCCACCATAGACCGACCTGACACAAAAAACAAACCCGTGCAAAGTATCGTGGAACGCCAGATACAGCTGGCCGCTTGCCGCTACGTGGACGAAGTGGTGGTGTATCAGACCGAGCAGGACCTAGCGGACCTGCTGTTGATCTTGCCCGTGGATGTGCGCATCCTGGGCGTGGAGTATGAGAACACAGGGTTCAGTGGACGGAAAGAGTGCGCGGACCGTGGTATTGAAATCGTGTTTAACAGTCGGGATCACAGCTTCAGCTCCAGCAGCCTGCGCAAACGAGTGGCGCATGCCGAAACACTGAGGCTGACTCGCGGAGACCTTGACCCAGAAGATCAGTCTCAGGGTACACAACAGGATCCGCAACAGCGATACCTAGTCAAAGGACTCTTTCGATAACCCACATGCTACTCTATGTCAATGGTTGTAGTCACACCGCGGCTGCCGAAGCAGTCAACCCCGCGGCCTTTGCCGAAGACGACTGGAACTACCGAGCCTTGGGGCGCAGGCCCCACCCTGATAACCTGGCAGTGAGTTGGTGTACTCACCTTGCTGACCAACTGGGCATGCCGATGGTCTGCGACGCCGAGTCCGCCAGCAGCAACGATCGCATCATACGCACCAGTCGGGCGCGGTTGGATCAATACTCAGGCGCTGATGATATTTTTGTGATCCTGCAGTGGACCACCTGGGAGCGAGAAGAGTGGTTCCACGATGGTACATGGTATCAGGTCAATGCTTCGGGCATAGACCAAGTGCCCGGCGCGCTCGAAGCACGCTATCGGCAGTATATCCTGGATGTGGACTGGAATCAAAAAACACAGGACGCACACCAGAAGATCTGGAGCATGCATCGGTGGTTAGAGCAACGACAGATCCCACATCTGTTTTACAACGGCCACAGCACCTTCAGCGACATCTCAGATCAGCATTGCTGGGGGACCAGCTACATTGAACCCTACAACGCCAATCACAGCTACAATGCCATACTGCTAGAAAACGGATTTTCCTATGTAAATCCAAAGAGTTACCATTTTGGTGCGGACGCCCATTGCTTTTGGGCCAAATATCTGTTACAATACATCCAATCCTACAAACTCATTGGTGCCTAATGCGATACCTGCTGATTGATACTGCCAACATGTTTTTCCGGGCACGACACGTGGCTTTTCGTGCTGGTGACACCTGGGAAAAAGTGGGCTATGCCCTGCACATCACGCTTAGTGCTATCAACAAGGTCGCGCGTCGTTTCGAGGCCGATCATGTGATCTTTGCCCTTGAAGGTCGCAGTTGGCGCAAGGACGTCTACCCGCCCTACAAGCGAAACCGCGCTGATGCCAGGGCTGCACAGACTGAAAAAGAGCAGGAAGAAGATCAGGTATTTTGGGAGACCTATGATCAATTTACCCACTACCTGCGCGAAAGCACCAACTGCTCAGTGATCCGGCACGAAAACGCCGAAGCCGATGACATCATCGCACGCTGGATCGCGCTGCATCCCCAGGACCAACACACCATCGTGAGCTCGGACACAGACTTTGTGCAGCTCTTGGCTACCAACGTCAATCAATACAACGCATCACCGACGAGCTCTTGACGTTAGAGGGAGTATTTGACGCCAAGGGCAAGCCCGTGATCGACAAGAAAACCAAACAACCCAAGGCCGTGCCCGATCCCCAGTGGCTGTTGTTTGAAAAGTGCATGCGCGGCGACACGTCGGACAACGTGTTTTCAGCCTATCCCGGTGTGCGCACCAAGAGCACCCGCAATCACATCGGTCTTACCGAAGCCTTTGCAGACAAAGACAAAAAAGGCTATAATTGGAACAACCTCATGCTGCAACGCTGGACGGATCACGAAGGGCAAGAGCATCGTGTGTGCGATGACTACGAACGCAATCGCCTGCTGATCGACCTTACAGCCCAGCCCGATGCGATCAAGGACGCTGTGGATCAGGCCATACGCGAGCAGATCACGCACCGCGACGTGGGCCAGGTAGGCGTGAGGTTTATGAAATTTTGTGGTAAGTTTGAACTGAATCGAGCCAGCGAGCAGGCTGAACAATACAGTCGCTGGCTCAACATAACATATCAAGGAGTGCTCAATGATTGAAGCCAAACCTGTGGTAGCTAATCGCTACTGGATCCTAAAAAAAGACGATCGTAAGGTGGGCACTGTGGAAGCCGACGATTCGGGTGTGGCCGTGCGCATCAATGACCAGGTGCAACGTTTCCGCACCATTCCCATGGTCCGACGCAACACCGACATCGAGTTCCAGCCAGTGTACCGGGCCAGTCCGGTGCCCCGCAACCAGGTGCATGGATTTGCCACGGGCTGCCGTGTGCACAACGCCATGTGGGATGTGAAACGACGGCTGCCTCTGTTTACCAAAACTGCACGCAGCAAAAGCTGGTATGCAGCGGGATGGTATCGTGTGTGCCAACATCGACGCTGGTCGGTGGTACATAATCCCAAACTAATCATCCTGGATCGCTATCAATTCCAGGGACCTTTCCATAGCAAGGAGCAGGCTGTTGACTAACCCTTTCAATGATCAAGCACGTTTCATGCGGGCCTCAGGACAAACTGTGGGCGAGAATAACCCCCAGCAGTTTGCCTTGTATCGCGATCTCATAGCCGAAGAACATCGCGAGCTCACTGATGCAGTGTGGCAAAACAATCCAGTGGAACAATTGGATGCGCTGGTCGACATCCTGGTTGTTACCATCGGTGCCATCCACAGTCTAGGTGCCGACGCCGAAGGCGCCTGGAACGAAGTCATGAGAACCAACATGGCCAAGATCGATCCTGCCACTGGATTCGTGCGCCGGCGTGCAGATGGTAAGATCCTCAAACCCGAGGGCTGGCAACCTCCCAATCTCAAGGCGCATCTCAAACGTGATTGAACCTCTGCGTGATGATCTCATGGTACAGCAACAACTGCCAGCCCATCACTATGATTTAAGAGCTCGGCAATGGCAGCATATGGTGGCCGTGATCATGCTGAATCAAACCGGACGTAAGCCCGTGAAAACTGTGTTCCCTATATTTGTGTCACAGTGGTATGATGCGATAGCATTTACTATCGCCAGGGAACATGAGGTTAAAGATATCATCTGGCCTTTAGGCATGGTCAATGTGCGTTATACCCGTCTCAAACGCATGACCGATGACTTTATCATGTGGGATGGTAATGATGCTACACAACTATATGGTATCGGTAAGTATGGGTCCGACAGTTATGAAATCTTCTTTAAACAGAACTATACAGTCAATCCCACAGACAAAGAACTTCTGAGATACCTAAGAGACCTAGCACATGAGCCTGCACATACATAGATTCATTGATTTGATCAAGGCCACAGAATCTCGTGGTCAGCGTGACCTGCACATGACCCTCCGGGACGCCAAGGACCTGCACGCTGACATAACCAAACTCTTGGTCACCTTGGAAGAACTGCGCCGCAATACATCTACAGCGCCGGCTACTACTGAGATAACGGAAGTACAGATCACTGGAGGTAGTTTCAAAAACTCCTAGTTTATAACATAAATACTAGATCATGAGTCGCCCTAAACCACAAGTGCTCGTTGAGTACACTGAAAAACAAACCTATAAAACCGAGCAAGTATTGGCTGCAGAAGGTGTGTGGGCGGTGTTTTATCAAAACAAACCCATCAATCTCAAGACCAGTAATCTGCTGGTACAGTATCCGGGACCCAAGTACAAGAAGGTCAGCTTCAGCAATCCTGGACATGCCATAAACCTGGCGCGCAAACTCAACGCTCAATTCCGTACCGACCAATTCACAGTGGTGTTGCTCAAATCCGGGGACACGGTATACCCCGATGCCAAGTAGATCAGAAATCACACAGGCCGTAATTGATAGCCTAGGTGACACTGAGTGGACTCTAGACCTGGCCTTGCGCAACTGGTGGTTGAACATCCGGGAATCCGGTGGACTGAGGTTGAATCTCACTGGCTATCGAGTATTTCGCGAATTGGCCCAACTGGAATGTTGGGAAATACCTGTGGACGATCAAACAATGGGCGCGGCCAATCTCATGCTGTTGGACCGGAAAATGACATGCCCCTACGCTCTGTTTCGTCGTCGCGGCGAAAGAAATCTCACCCTGATCATGTTCGGTAGCCAAGAAGCTACAATGGCTATGCTGTATGGTGATACCGCAAAGTGGTTGGCCAGCCTGCGGCGATCTCCGTGATGGATTGACGAAAATCCTGTTCAATGCGTTCACGCATGCCAAACAACACATGATGTTGATTCTGATCCAGCCTGGCGTCAAGGCCTGGGATTGGTCCACCCAGGATAAGATCTCGGTTCAGTTCCAGGGCAGCCTCTAGCCTCTGCTCGTTGGGCAGATGGTCATAGCTGTTGTCCACGATATCGTCAAAGGTATCAAAGCCCAGGTCGCGGCAGTGCTGCACTATGCCACGATATCCAATGATCAAGGGCACCTGCCGGGCCGCCCAGGCAAAGCAGCTCTTTTCTGAAATCACTCCCACTGGAGAATCATACACTGTTTCGGTCACAATGTTGAACCAACTGGCACTGTAGACCGGCAACAACCTCATCCAATTTTCCCAGTTTTCGGTACCGCGATAAGTGGCATAATGCCACTGCGGCAGCGCGATGTCATTGCCCAGGCTCAGCACACCATTTGGCCACTCCCGCAAGATGCCGGCCACGCGCCGACGATGGTCACAGATACGTCCATTGAGACACTGCCATTGTGCGGTCTTGGGTTGTTGCATGATCTGCAACCACTGATCCCGGAGGTTTACCAGGTCTGTCATGACATTGTAATTGTAGTGGCAGTAGGGAGCCAGGCGCACTGGACCTTGGTAAAATTGATCTAGGGCAGGTATAGTGTGCGTGACCAACACTTGGTCCAGATGGTCATGGTAGTGTTGGGCCACTTGATCCAGTTCCAATATGCGACCGTTGCGCACAGTGAGCCAGTCCTGGAAGTGCAAGACCACTAGGGTGTTGGCTCGCCACTCTGACACTTCGGGTAGCTGCAAAGGCCAACCCAGATCGGGATCGTGCTGTGGGGCAAAGCAGTTGGCCCGGAAATGCCAGTCAAAACCCAGTTCTTGGAACAGTTGGGGGAAAAGATCAGTGTAATGCATGAGTCTATTTACTAAGTACCCAATGAGCTACTGGAATAATCCCACCTGGGCCTATCTGGCCTATGAAGATGCCAAGGGCTGGCAACAGATGCAACACCACGGCCAGCACTGCGTCTGCTATGCTGAGAACATGCCTATGACGCAGATACAGCGGGTGTTGACTCTGGAACAAACCTGCGCCAGAGTCAATGATTTGCTGTCGCAGGGACAGTTGTTCTGTAGTCCCCAACACAGCAACGAAGTGGCCAATCTCGTGCGCATTAATCTGTTTTATCACAGTCTACGGAGTCGTGGCAACGTCAAACCCATGCTGCTGCACTATCAGGGCACGAGGCCCATGGAAGCAGCCACCGGAGGCACCAGGATGGCTGCACTGGAGCTCATGCCCGAAGTCACTGATGTACCATGCTTTGTAAGCACTCATGTGAGATATCTACCCGAACTGAGCGACCTTAAAATAGTCGGAGATTGGACTGAATTTTCTAGACTATCCGGCGCCCAGGCCGGTGATCAGATTATCCTGCGACTTACGGATCCTGTTGCGGATTATGGCCTGGACTGGTACGAAGTCAGTCTCTCAGATCCTGCTATGACCGTACCACAAGATCCCGAGTGTCTGCAAGCACTGCAACATTACCTAGCGCAGCAGACTCCGGCATTCCGCTTTGAACCACAGTGGTTCCAGGAATCGATTATTTGGCAATTTCAGTGATGGTCCGCGACCACCACTGAGCAAAGTCCGCGGGCCACTGCCTGCGAAACTCAGCCAACAGAGCCTGATTGTGGTGGGCTGCCTGTTGTGTGCGATCCACTAGCTGTGACCAATCTTGGCCTTGCATGTGTTGCACAGCATCGGTGGCTTCGTAAAGCCAATCCACCATCTTGTCGCCATAGGCAGCGGTCCGTAATTCCACGGCTGGATCATAACGATGCTGGATAATGTCTGGCATGACATCAAATCCCATGCTGCGCAGGTAGGCCACAGTATGGCGTCCTCCATACACCGCCCAGGGCACCGGTAAACACATGGCACGGAATATCTTTTCACTCAAAGCCACGCAGGCATCGCTGCTATAGGTTTCCATAACCAGATTCATCCACGCGCTCACATGCATCTGTTCGTGGCTCAGTGAGTGATTCTGCACCGGCACCTGGGGCAACAGGCGCTCAAAGGTATCACGATAGATGTCTCGGAACTGTGGTTCCAGCAGCTGGTATTGCCGATCTACACTGTGTCTACGACCTCGATCACTGCTGTTGTCGCCATCCCAACTCCAG